TGGATAATTCAACTATATTTTCATATGAGGCTGAAACTTATTCGGAGCGTATCATTACATCGTTAAATTAATTTAAAGGGTAAAAACCATGATTTTAATTCCAAAATATTCAAACATAATCGAAATTGGCGGAACTATCGCTATCGCTCACTATAACAGCGACGGAGAGTTGATAGATGATCGCTTTTATTCGAATATCGTTGTTACAGTAGGTAAAAACTATATTGCTCAGCGTATGGTCGATCTAGGACCAGGCGCTACTGGAACTCTACCTACAAAAATGACTCATATGGCGGTAGGTGGCCATGGAACTCCTGGTACCACTGTTGCTAAAACATCTCCAACAGTTTCTGTTACACAATTGAGTACTTCATCTGGCGGTGTTACTATTGGTGAAAGAGCTAGAGTTGGTCTTATTAATCCTACCAATGATGGCACATCAAACTCAAATAACTCAGTTGTTACATATCAAGCTAATTTCGGTGCCGGCATTGGTACGGGTGCTTTAGTTGAAGCTGGAATTTTTAATAGTGGAACTGCAGCATCGGGAACCATGCTATGTATTACTTCTTTTGATGTAGTCAATAAAGCTGCTCAAGACTCGATCGCTATTACTTGGACTGTAACAATTCAGTAATTAAATATGGCAACTTCGCTACTCAAATTTTCTCTAAAAACAAACTTAGTTAAGTCTGTTATTTCAGAGATCATATCAAATATAAGCAGATATTATTATGTCTACTGTCATCCTGGACAGTGGCAGAATGAATCTATAGTCGAAGAAGTTTCGGATTCATTTTCATATGAAAATGAAACTAGAAATGAAGCATTGATTTATAAGCAGATAGATTCTAATGACATCTGTGCTGTAGTTCCTAGATACGATTATGTGTCTGGACGAACATTTGATATGTATGACGTATATACGAGTAGTAGACCTGCACACTCGGGAGCAACAGCTCTCGAGAATGCAGAGTTTTATTGTTTAACAGACGATTTTAACGTATATAAGTGTCTTTTTAATAACAACAATAAACCTTCTTCAATAAGACCAACTGGCACTTCAGTTAATCCAATACGATTAGATGATGGTTATATATGGAAATACATGTATACTGTTCCGTTATCTGTTCGAAATAAGTTTTTAACTTCTACACAAATGCCTGTTGTAAATTCTCTTTCAAATCAATTTTATTCTAATGGTTCTATTGTTTCTTATACTATTGAAAATCCTGGCAAAAAATATCCAAGAACTTCTTATAAAATTACAGGATTTAAAATTGTAGATGGGGGTGCAAACTATACTGTACAACCAACTATAACTATTTCTAATCCTGATATACCAGGAGGGGTTGCAGCTACTGTAGCTGCTATTAATATTACAAATGGCACTATAACATCTATAACAATGAATAATCAAGGATCTGGTTATTCGTATCCTCCTCTAATTACAGTTTCTGGAGGAGGAACATCTTCGGGATTGCGTCAAGCTGTTTTAGAGCCAATTGTTGAAAGATTGGGAAATGTATTCACCAGATTAGATATAACAGGTGACGGCAATCTTGAAGAAAATCCTTATGTTGTAGAATCAATACAATCAGTCACTAAAGGAACCGGTTATCAATCGGTGACATTTTTATTTAAAGATCCAGACTTAAATAATGGAGTAAAAGCGGTTGCAACTGGAATTATTCAAGATCAAACAGCAGGAACCATTTCTTCTTATGCCGCAGACACAGTAAGTAATATAAACGGAACTAGATTAAATGGTACGTATACTTCTGCTGTTGCAGTAAACGATTTCGTTAAAATTGGAAGTGCACAACAAATATACAAAGTGTTAGCACTATATGGAACAAATGGCCAAGGTATACCAACTGCTATTACAATAGATAGTGTTGTTACTCCTGCAGTCAATACTGCAGTTAAACTGGCAGGTCAAGTGACAGGCGCTACAATAACAGAAGAAGGATATGGATATTCAAAACCATTCTTTTCTTCGTTTCAAAATTCTGCAGCTTCAAATATAGTTCTTATAGAATTTCAAAGTATTGGTGGGACTACACCATCTAACGCAAACGTGATTGCTTCTGGTTTTACATTTAATGTTGTAACTAAGAAAAACGAAGCTGAATTGTCTCCAATAATAAATGCAAATGGAGAAATTGAAGCTATTCAAATTACAAAACCAGGTATAGGCTACACTTATGCTCTAGTAGATGTTGTAACTTCGTTAGATCCAGAGACTGATCCGAATTTTGTAGAAGCTTCAATATTATTGAATTTTGGAATAGGTGATATAGAATCTAAACAATCTACAGTTGAACTAACTGCTGTAGAAGGAGCGATACACGTTATAGCAGTAGATAGTCCTGGATTCGGATATACGACCCCTCCAACTGTTACTGTGACTGGTGATGGTGTAGGTTGCACAGCTACCGCAATCTTATCATCAATAGGATCGATAGATAGAATAATTGTTAATAATATTGGCTCAGGATATACTAAAGCCACTGTAACAATTACAGGAAGTTCTGCTTCAGCTGCAACAGCTAGAGCAGTGATATCTCCTAAAGGAGGACATGGAAAAGACGCAATAGGTGAGTTATTTTCAAAAACTATCGTCTTTCATGGAAACCTTTCTAAAGAAAAAAATCAAGGCTTTATTTCTACTAACGATTATAGACAAGTTTGTATTGTTAAAAATCCTAAGATATTTCAGCAACAGACCAATTTACGATTAGCTTTGGCTTCTACTTGTTTCGTGGCTATAGGATCAAAAGGACAAGCAGGTTTTAGTTTATTTGCATTAGATGATGAATTGACTTGGACGGATAATAGTGTTACTCCTTCTAAAACATACAAATTTAGAATTATTGAAAAAAATACAGATTACTCTTCAACTGAATCTGCACTTTTGTTATCGTATCTTGATAATAGAATACCAAATGCAGGTGCTTCGTTTAGTAAAACTGGTGCGTCTTTCAGCACGACATCTTTAATATATCCAGACGTGAATAAATTTACAGGTGATTTACTAACTATAGATAACAGATTGAAGTTTTCTCCATCTGAACAACAAATAGTTGTAGTAACAAATTCAATCACGTTTTAATGCAAATAAATATATTAAGATTAGTTTCTAATGTATTAATTCATAAGAGAAAAGTATATGGCACTAAATTTAAATATTGAACCGTTTTTTGACGACTATTCTAAAAACAAAAAGTTTTATAGAATTTTGTTCCGTCCAGGTTACGCTGTTCAAGCTCGAGAATTAACACAGCTACAGACAATTTTACAAGAACAAATTAAGCGTCATGGCGACCATATGTTTAAGAATGGCGCGATGATAATTCCTGGTCAAATCTCTTATGATTCTAAGACATCTTATGTAAAAGTTGACGCAAATACAGTAAGCACATCAGCGATTACTACTAGCACTTCTTCAATTCTTCCAGATGTAAATGGCAAAATATATGTTGGTCAAACATCAGGAGTTCAAGCTATTATTCTAACTTCTACTAAAGCAGAAGTTGTTAATAATACTAATGAACCTAATACATTATTTGTTAAGTATATACGAGGCGGTAGCACATTCAATACATTTCAACCCGGAGAAATTATAACACCACTTGATCAGTTATCTGGTTTAGATTTAAGAGTTTTAACACTAGCACAATCTTCATCTCCAATAGGTTATGGTACTACTGCCTCTATACAAGAGGGAATTTATTATATAAAAGATAATTTTGTTTTTGTAGAATCACAAACTATTGTCGTTACAAAGTATAGCAATTCCCCAAGTGCACGAATTGGACTCCAAGTTAACGAAAGTGTAGTTTATCCTGAAGACGACGAAAGTTTATTAGATAACGCGTTAGGCTCTCCAAATTATGCCGCTCCGGGCGCTGCGCGTTACACTATAGAATTAAAACTTATTAGTAAGAGTTATGATTCAACAGTAGACAGTGATGAATTTATCACTTTACTTACTCTTAAAGATGGTGTTGTACAATTCTTAGTAGATAAGACACAATATGCTGAGATAGAAAAAACTCTCGCAAGAAGAACATTTGATGAATCAGGTGATTACACAGTAAGAGACTTCCCTATCGAATTGCGTGAATATCGTAATAATGATAGAGGCACTTGGGCTACTTCAAAGTATTACCTTAAAGGCGATATCGTAACAAATTCGAATAAAAAATATAAATCTAAACAATCTCATACTTCGTCATCATCAGCATTTGTTGATGATTCTGCAAAGTGGCTAGAAGATACAAGTCCTTCATATAACTATGGTCTGTATGAAGGACCTACTGCTCTTATTAGTGGATCAGTAGAAGCAGCAGATGTTGAAGCGCTTTCAAATAAAATTTCACTAGCAGTTGAACCAGGTAAGGCATATGTTCGTGGATACGAAATAGAAAAAATAGTCACTCAATACTTGACAATTGATAAAGCGCGAACAGCTTCGAGTTATGAATTAAAAAGTATCGATTCTAGTCCTGGTAACTATATCATTATTAAAAATACAAATTATCTCCCGGACATTAATACGGACGTCACGTTCTATGATAGATATGGTCCTGCAGGCGAAGTACCTTCAGTACAGGCAATAGTCACAGCAACTATTGCAAATGGAGCAGTTACAGGATTTACTATTACAAACGCTGGTGCTGGATACACGTCAGCTCCTACAGTAACTCTGTCAGCTCCTCCATCAGGTGGAACTCAAGCGACAGCTACAGCAACTATTAGTGCAGGTTCAATAACATCTTTAACTATTACAAACGCTGGTGCTGGATACACGTCAGCTCCTACAGTAACTCTGTCAGCTCCTCCATCTGCAGTACCTGTTGCAACTGCACGTATCAAACAAATACAATTACACTCATCTGATACGAGTGGAAATCCCGTAAGTTACAAAGTATTTTTATTTAGACTTACCGTCTTTTCTGGCAAAGATTTTGCCAGAGATGCGAAATATTTGTATTCAAATACTAATAGCACTGTAGATGATCCAAAGGTTAAGTTTAGTGCGAGAATAGTTCCAACTCTAATTCAGTTAACTGGATCTCTTGCGGCTTCAAGTATAGCTACAATAACAGGTGTTAATACAACCTTTACGCAAGATTTAAAAGTTGGAGACTATGTTTCTATAAATTCTGCTGATTATAGAGTAACTGTTATAACTAGTAACACTTCTATTACTGTCGATGGTACACCAAATATTAGTGCAGGTACTTTTATTTACAGAGTAGCTGCTAGTATTAATAGTCCAAATAAATTAAAATCGTATTTTGAATTTCCTGCTTATGCTGTAAAAAGCACTAAAAATGCACAGTATTCTTTCTATAAAGAATTTAAAACAGGTGATGTTAATGTGTATACTACATCAGCTGAAACCGATTACGTATTTGGAACACAAACAGATAATAGAAATTACATAGTTGTAGATGAAGATACTGGTAATCATCTTACTCTAATTTCTTCTGGAAATCCTACTGCAACTCAGTACAAAATTACAAATGATAATACTACAGCTGTAACTTTTACGTTTGGCACAACATCTGTGTTTAAAATACTTGCGTGTTTACGCCGAGAAAATACAGAAGCAATGCTTAAACGAACTAAGAGTCTTAAAAATAACACAGAGACTAATAAAAGTTTAACAAATGGTTCTCTTACACTAGAAAAAGCAGATGCATTTGAACTGATCTCTGTTACTACTGGAACTTTGACAAATGACAACTGGGTTGTTAGTGCTGACGTAACTTCTAAATTTAAACTTGATAATGGTGCTAGAAGTTCGCATTATGAACTAGCTTCAATATCGCTTCTTCCAAATCAAAGTGTAAGTGGAAATATACAAGTTACATATAGTTATTTTGATCAAGGCGCGACTGGCGATTTC